CTGAAGCTGCCATTCGGTTCCAAGCGGAAATGGTTACAGAGACGTTCCCGGCTCAGGGTCCGGTGAAAACGCAGATTGTTGGGGCTATTGACAAGCTGAAAGAAGAAGCCGCCGCCCGTGTCCAAGAGGATATGAACTACCAGATTCTGGAGAAGATGCCTGAGTACCGCCCGGAGCATGAGCGGTTGCTGTTCAACCTTGGGTTATCTGGCGCTGCCTTTAAAAAGGTGTACTTTGATCCTAGCTTGGGGAGACAAGTAGCTATCTTTATCCCGGCAGAGGAAATTATTATTCCTTACGGGGCATCTAGCGCCCAGACTTCTGAACGTGTTACCCATGTAATGCGTAAAACGGAGAACGAAATCCGTAAATTGCAGGTTGCCAACTTCTACAGAGATGTAGACTTGGGTGACCCAGTGCATATCTCTACCGATGTGGAGAAAAAGAAAGCCGAAGAGCAAGGCTACAGCGTCACGGATGACGATAGGTTCCAGCTTATGGAGATTCACGTAGATTGGGACATGCCCGGATATGAGAATGAGGACGGAATTGCTCTTCCTTATGTCGTTACCATCGAACGAGGCACTACTGAAGTCCTTGCGATCCGTAGAAACTGGGTAGAAGAAGACGAAAAATACATCCGTCGGCAGCATTTTGTCCAATATACGTACATTCCCGGCTTTGGGCCTTACGGATTTGGCCTGATTAACCTAATTGGTGGCTACGCTAGGGCAGGAACGTCCCTTATTCGTCAATTGGTGGACGCAGGCACCCTATCTAACCTCCCCGGGGGCTTAAAAACCAAAGGGCTGCGGATTAAAGGGGACGATACACCCATTGCTCCGGGTGAATTCCGAGATGTTGACGTTGCCTCTGGGACTGTACGTGACAACATCATGGCCCTTCCGTATAAAGAGCCAAGTCAAACCCTACTGGCGCTATTAAATCAGATTACTGACGAAGCCCGTCGGCTAGGTTCCATTTCTGATATGAATATCAGCGACATGAGCGCAAATGCGCCTGTTGGAACTACCCTTGCGCTGTTAGAACGCACCCTAAAGACCATGAGTGCCGTCCAAGCGCGGGTTCATGCGTCCATGAAGCAGGAGTTTAAACTTCTGGCGGCAATTATTCGGGATAACGCCCCGGATGAGTACGAGTATGACCCAACTGGGGCAGATCGGAAGGCTAAACAGTCCGATTACGACATGGTGGAGGTTATTCCAGTCAGTGATCCCAACAGTTCCACAATGGCGCAGCGGATTATGCAGTACCAAGCTGCTATTCAATTGGCCCAAGGTGCCCCACAAATCTACGACTTGCCACAGTTGCACCGTCAAATGCTGGAGGTTCTGGGGATTAAGAACGCAGAGAAACTTGTTCCCATTGAGGATGACATGATGCCTCGTGACCCAGTTTCGGAGAACATGGCCTTCCTAACGGGTAAACCGACCAAAGCATTTATGGTTCAGGACCATGATGCCCACATTGCTATACACATGGCAATGATGCAAGACCCGCTGTTGATGGCGCAGATTGGTCAAAGTCCACAAGCAGCCAAGATGCAGGCCGCAATCATGGCCCACGTATCTGAGCATTTGGCGTTCTCCTACCGGAAGAAAGTCGAAGAGCAGCTTGGCGTACCAATGCCACCGCCAAACGAAGACCTCCCTCCAGAAGTTGAAGTTCAGTTGTCCAAGATCGTGGCGCAAGCGGCAGCACAGGTTCTGGCGCAGAGTAAAGGGCAGGCCCAGCAGCAACAGGCCCAACAGGCAGCACAAGACCCATTGGTTCAGATTCAGCAAGCTGAGTTGCAGATTAAAACTCAGGAAGCCCAGACTAAGGCCAAGAAGGTTGACGGTGAACTGGCTATCAAACAGGCAGAACTACAGCTTAAGCAAGATGAGTTGGCAATGAAGGGCGGGGAAACCCCGCAAATGATCGCTGCCCGTCACGCGCAGGAGATGCAAGCTCAACAGGCTCAAATGCAAATGATGCAGCAGAAACACGCTCAGGAGCTACAGCAGGGCCAGCAGCAACACGCGCAGGGCATGGCGCACGGTGGGCAGGTACACCAACAGAAACTGGCACATCAGCAACAACAGGCCCATCTAAAAATGTTGCAGCGCAACAAACTGGTAGCCAAAGATGACTGAACTTGACCTAGTTGAGAAGAAATTTAACGAGCATGAGCAACACTACGTTACTGCGCTAACTCGCGGTAACTGTAAGGACTTTGGTGAGTACCAGAGAATTTGCGGGGTTATCCACGGTCTAAACCTTGCAAAAACCGAGTTAGAAGACCTGCGAAGAAAATTGGAGAAATCTCAAGATGACTGAACTTTTAATCGGGCAAACCTTGGAAGCAGGGGGGCCAGTATCCGTACTACCCGCTACGCCAGAAGAAAAAGCCCGACAAGTACCGGACCCAGTGACTTATCACTTGCTGTGCGCCCTACCGGAAATTGACGAAAAGTACGAGAGCGGTTTGCTTAAGGCAAATCAAACACAGCAATTTGAGGAATTACTTTCCCCAGTTTTGTTTGTGATGAAGATGGGGCCAGATGCTTTTAAAGATGAAAAGCGGTTTCCAAGCGGTGCTTCATGCGCGGTAGGGGATTTTGTATTGGTTCGGCCCAACAGCGGAACTCGGATCAAGATTCACGGCCAAGAGATGCGGATCATTAACGATGACTCCGTAGAAGCAGTTGTGCAAGACCCTCGCGGCATTAGTAGGAAGTTTTAATCATGGCTGAAATTGAAAAAACCACGTTTGAGTTTCCAGACGAAGTAGAAACAAAGAACCCCCGTGAAGGTGGGCGCGTTGTAACTCCGGAGCCTGAAGTTGAGATTATTGACGATACCCCAGAGGCAGATCGCAACCGAAAACCCATGACTGAAGCGCCGGTAGACCCTACCGATGAAGAGCTTGAGGCGTATTCCGAGAGCGCCAAAAAGAGAATCAAGCACTTTACCAAGGGCTACCACGAAGAACGCAGAGCAAAAGAATCCGCCTTGCGGGAACGCGAAGAGGCCATTCACGCTGCGCAAACCATTGCGGAAGAGAACCGAAAACTAAAGGGTTCACTCAACCAAGGCCAGCAAGCTCTTCTTGAGCAAGCCAAGAAAGTGGTTGCCAATGAACTGGAAGAGGTTAAGCGGGAATACAAAACCGCTTACGAGAATGGCGACTCTGATGCGTTGGTAGCCGCGCAGGAGAAAATGACCACGGTAAAGATGAAGGCTGAAAGAGTAAATAATTTCAAACCAGCCCCTTTACATGAAGATAAACCTGTGGTACAAACACCACAAGCTGCTCCCGCTGATCAAAAGGCTGTAGCATGGCAACGAGAAAATGACTGGTTTGGCTCAGATGATGAGATGACCAGCTTCGCACTTGGCCTACATAATAAGTTGGTTAAAACCGGAGTTGACCCTCAATCAGATGAGTATTACGATAAGGTTAATGCTCGTGTGCGGCAAGTGTTTCCAGAGAAATTCGACTCTGAGGAAACCGCTGATGCTCCTACTCAGCGCACTAATAAACAGAATGTGGTTGCACCGGCCACGCGAAGCACTGCGCCCCGAAAAGTCGTTCTTACGCAAACACAAGTGAATATCGCCAAACGGCTTGGAGTTCCTTTGGAACTGTATGCTCGTAAGGTTGCTGAAGAAATGAGGAAATGAAAATGACTGGACCCCGTACAACTCGTGATATTGAAGTTCGTTCAACGATGGAGCGCCCAAAACAATGGATGCCTCCGCAGCTTCTGCCTGATCCCAATCCGGAACCGGGCTATGCTTTTCGTTGGATTCGCACCAGTACACTCGGTAACGCTGATCCCATGAACGTTTCCTCAAAAATGCGTGAGGGTTGGGAACCGGTAAAGGCTTCAGAGCATCCTGAGATTCAGCTAATGGGCGCTAAAACTAACGTTCCAGATAGCATTGAAATCGGCGGCTTGATCCTTTGCAAAACACCTATTGAGTTTGTGGAACAACGGGATGCTTTCTATCGTCAGCAATCCGAAGGCCAAATGAACTCAGTTGACAACAACTTCATGCGCGAGAACGATCCTCGTATGCCTCTCTTTCGGGAACGGCAGACCAAAGTATCTTTCGGGCGCGGTACTTAACTAAGGAGTCCTTAAATGGCATCAGTCGCTTCTCCCTACGGGCTTAAGCCTGTAAATGAGTTGGGTGGCCTACCGTATGCAGGTAGCACCCGCTCATTTTTGTTCGATCCCGCTGGCTATAACGCCAATGTCTACACTGGTAGCTTGGTTTATGTAAAGGCCACGGGCTATGTTGAAATCGTTAGTGCCACAGGTGCTGATGCAACTACCAACGGCTTTCCTATCGGCACCGCTAATACCGGCGCTGTAGGTGTGTTTGTCGGTTGTTCGTACACCAACACCCAAGGCCAAACGGTTTTCGCTCAATACTACCCTGCCAATGCCTTGAACGGCGTGGCTCTTGTGGTTGATGATGATCGCTGTGTGTTCCAAGTTCAATCTGCTGGCTCTGTCACGCAGGCTGCTCTAGGTGCAAACGTGTTCTTCTCCACTGGCGCAGTGTCTACCGGTAGTACA